TATCGGCTGTACGGAATGTGGATATAAGTAATTACTTGGAAAAAATAAAATATCACCTGTTTTAAGTGCACATCCAGTCGATGGTTTTTTACTTGTTGGTTCGTAAAATACAACTTCGCCACCTTCATAATCTTCATTCAAATTCATAATTACAGAAATAGCTCTATTTTCACTTGTGCATTGATCTGTGTGACGTTTATAAAAATGACCTTCTTTGTATTTTAAAAGGTTTATGCCCTCGTACTTTAACTGTTCGTTTATATGACAAAAAGTTTGTATGTATTCTCTTAAACACGAATTTAAAAGATTAAAAATAAAATCTATATATAATTTATCTTGTGCAACATTATAATTTAAACCTGCTCTTAAAACATTTCTATTTTCTGTATCTAATTTAGTTTGTCCATTTACTATAATAGAAGCTTTTTCTTTACACACTATATCCATATACTGTCTTAGATTTTTACACCAATCTTTAGGTGCTTTTGCTTGATACAAAAAAATAGCAGATGTAAATTTATCCATTCTCCTGACTTCTATCTATTAAAGCATAAGATACAATCCCTTGTATCTCATTAGCAGTTCCTGCCGTCATTTTTAAAATATCACCTTCTTCTAAAACCAAAGTATGAGATATAATTTGCCTAGTAGTGTTTGCTGCAATAGAAGCATTATCTATTCTAAAAGTAGTAGATGCACTAGTATCAGTAACTTGAGTTGCCAAATTAACATTACCTGTAGAACCATTATGAGCTTGTATTTGTTTTATTAAACATCTACCACCTGTAGGAGCAGTTAAAACAGAAGTAGTATTAGTAGTAGATAAATTAAAACCTGCGTTTTTGTATTGTATAGTCATGATATAAACCAGTTAAAAGTGTTTTGATCGTTTTGAATTTCTTGTTTGTAAGAAAAATTTAACTTTTCAATAATTTGAAATAAAGCTAGATTAATTAATCTTTGGTTTTCAACACTATATTCTTCTTTTGGCTCTGGTATAAAAGTTATTATTTTAGACATCTAAAGCTCCTATTATTATTAACACACACAAAACTATCATTATATAATCGTACATATTATCTTCTTCCATCAGGTTGCACATCGGCTTTAAAAGTACCATACCTCCAACTTTCCGAAGTTGTAACATTTTCTATTTTTAAATTAGCAGCTCTTGCTCTGGCTCTTGTGTCTACCTTTTTTGTAGCACCTGATATAGTGAAAGGTCCTAAAGTGCTACTTGCTTCAGTATCACTTGGAAAGTCTTTTAAACTTATTGTTACTTTTGCGTTTCCACTTAATGCTCTAAAATCTGGTATGAATCTTCTTATTTTTATAAAAAATTCACCATCTCCAATATCTGGAGCTCTCACTTCAAAATCACCACTTTGTATACTAGCTATTATTGCATCACTTGCACCAGTAGCAGAAACTTGGTCAGTACCAAATTCGTGTTGATACAAAGTTGATGCCCCATTTGTATTAGACACCCCATTAATAGTAGGAAAGCTTGGAGTCGCAGTTGCAATATATTTAGTGCCATATGGATTATCGTAAATTGTTTTGTCATAATAAGTGCTTCTATCTAAAGTACCAACTGTCCACACCCCCTCTTGATAATTGTAGGTAACCACTCTATTAATCTGTGACGAGTTTGCTTTAGGATAAAACCAATTAATTTCATTAAACAACGAATTGTAACCAGCAAAGATTATATCACCACTACCAAAGTTTAAACCTAAATCTCCTTCATCTTGTGTAGAAAAAACAAAATCTTCAACAGAGCAAGGTAGTTTTTTTACAGTACCATCATAATAATAAAAACCACCAGCTTGACCCATCCAATATACAACTCCATTTACAACAACTATAGCGTGTTGTGCAATCAATCCACAGTTGCTACCAACTTGTTGTATACCAAATGTAAAAGGTGGACCTATGAAAGTCATCGAATAAGCAGACGTGTTGGTAAGTATTAAATTATAAGTTCCTGCATTTACAGCACCAACAATTCTTGTTCCAGAATCTAATAAAAAAGTACCTGCTGTATTGGTTGATGTAGGCACATAATCAGTTTTACTTTCTTGACTTGAAAATCTTATAAACATTTTATTTTGTGTGCCACTTGCTATTGTTTCTTCTGTGCCTAAATGTATTAAATGTCTATCTCTGTCCGAAATCATAGTCATTACAGATTTAGTTGGGTTACTACTAATTACTGTAGCTCTTGTTTGTAAAGCAGATGCAGCTGAAGGTATCCATTCAAAAGTTTTGTTATTTCTAACAGTAGCAATTAAAACCTCTCCAAAATTATCTAAAGACCAATTACCAGGTTCTAATGTTACCTCTGCTGTGCTAGTAGCCTCTCCCCAACCAACAAAAGATGTTGCATTGGTCACTGTAGCACCATCACTGTGTGCCGATCTTTTAGAGCCAGACTGAGCTCTAGTAATACCAGTAAGATCATTAGTAGACACACCAGTATAAGTAATCAACTCAGCACCAACTCTTATCGTACCACTTGTAGGAAACCCAGTTGTTGAAGCCAAAGTAATACTTGTTCCTGAACCTCCTGTTCCAGCAGTGTCATCTAGCAAAGCTCCGTTTAAGGTAGACTGTAATAAATCCTCAGTTTCTCCACCCCATAAACCTGTTCCATAACCATAACCAATTACCTGTGTGGCATCACCAACCCTAAAATAAGGGTTTACTGAAACACTACCACTTGCAGTTATACCTGCTCCTGATTCAGTCTTTGCCATTGTAACAGTAAAAGAGTTATGGTTGGCTGCTACAGTTACCACTTCAAAAGCATTTGTAGTAAAGTCTGCCTCTACAAAACCTGTTCCTGAACCAGGTAGGGTAACACTAGAGAATGTAAATAAATCTCCTATTACTAGACCATGTGAACTTTTGTTGACTGTTACTGTTGCAGAACCATTAGTAGTTGTTAGAGTGCAAGATGTTAAGGCTGTATCTAAAGGCGTTATATCATAAAAAGCTCCCTCAAAATACAGAAATAAACCTTTGTGTGTTCCTATGGCTATATATCTGTTTCCATCTAAATCTGCCCAAATATGCATTGCCCTCGCCACACCAACTAAGGTTTTGTCTACGTTTTGTATCCATCCACCAATTTTTTCTGGATAACCATAGCGAAACCTCACATTATCACAATCAATCCACTTTCCCTCAGCTCCAGTAGGTGTGACTTGCTTGTTAATACCAGGTGCTATCTTTATATCTCGTAAAGGCATAATGATATTATATATAAAGTTATGTGTTAAGTCTATGACTTAGAAACATATGATTTTCTTCTAATTATCGTTACTGGTTGTGGTTTAAAATCTTTAAAAACTTTTTTATTTTTCCTTACATTATTAGGTTTACCATTTAGTGCCCAAAATATATCTTTACGATCTTCTCTAAAATCACCTTCTATGTGAATTGGAAAATAACCTGAGATGCTATCTATGACATTACATAACATAGTCACATTATCACTGTAAGCATTATTACAAGATGCCTCCCATAGTTCACCTGATAAGAATAAACAAGAACCTTTGCATAATTGTATGACAGGACATTTAGGACAGTCTGGTCTATCACTCCAATGAGTGCCTGTTTTTATTTCTACCTTATCTAAATTATTTACGTGACCAATATGATGTGAAATACCCTTAGGATTAGTAGATACAGAACTTACATTTTGACAAGTTAAAACATTTCCATTTAAATCTACTGCTACATTCTTTCTTTCACTCATACCACATTTCTGAGGTAATGATTCTACAATTCTTCCTGTTCGCAAACTTTTAATAAATTCTCTAGCTTTTTGATCAACTAAAGTAAATCTAGATGTTGAATTTTTCCTTAATTCAGAAGCAGCTTTTATTCTATATTCAATGTCTTTTTCACCATCTAGTAAAGAGGTATTTAGTCCTCCTTCATCATAGGCATCTATAAAACCACCTTCACAAATTTTTAAATATTGTAAATATTCTGCACCAATTTCTTTTTCTACAAAATTTTCAAACCATTTTTGAATAGCTTCACGACTTATATTTTTTAAATGTATCATTGAATTAAAAGACATTCTTCCTTTAGGTGCTAATCTTTTAAATAAATCTATAATACTTGCTTTTGACTCAGGATTAAGAAAAGGATCAGGACCACGATGTTTCTGACCAGTCGCATCGTGAGACATTCCTATAGAAAAACCATATTCTTCTAAAAAATCATTCTTATCTTTATCTAATAAACTACCATTAGTGACCATACCCATTGTGGCATTAGGGTATTTATTCTTTAATGCAATAGCTAATGGTTTTAAAGTTTTCCAATAAACTAAAGGTTCTCCTCCCCAAAATTCAAATCTTGGTTTACCATTACCATAATACCAGTTATCCATATTTTTAACAAAATCATCTATTTGTTTGTAATTAGTTGTTTTTGCTCTAGGAACAAATCTTTGACTACAATATGAACAAGAATAGTTACAAGATAATCCTAGTTGTATTTTAATGTTTTCTAACTCTCCTTTGCCTTTTTCCATTTTTGCAACTTTTACATTTTTTGGGTCTTGCACTTTTGTATTTTGTATTACCGACAACCCTGTGTCTTTCCAATTTAATGTACTTACACTTGAATCGTATATCATTTGTCTTTTATGTCCTGTTTCAAAGTTATGACAAGTTAATGTAAATTTAGGCACTTTTTTGTATCCTTGGTTTGTAAATATATTCCCATTTTGGTGAAGGAGTTAAATGTAACCCCACACTAATTCTAAGTTTATTTTTTTCAGTGGGTGTTTCTGGCATATGAAATAAGTGTGAATTAAAAATAACAGCTCTATTTGGCACATATGATATTTTATGTATTTCTTTATTTATATGTACTTGTAACGCACCTGACCACTCTTTTTTCCATTCTTTAGAACCAAACCAAATTAGGCTAAGGTCTTTTGACGTGCCATCTTGATGTAGGTGTGATTCGTTCATAGCAGTTGCACCATTTATTCCCACTCGTTGCACAGCGTATGGTGTTTTTATTTTATGATAATCTAACTCATTACAAGTTGTAAATCTATTATACAATTTTTCTCCTATTTTTTCTTCGACATCAGGATTGAAAATACGCCAACCTTGGTTACCCTTTATATTACTTAAACTTGGAAACTGCCAGTAACCTTTTTTGAAAAAATCGTAACAAAAATCCCAATCCTTAACTGATAAAAAATTATCTATTATCATAGTGTAATAAAAGAGTTTGCTTGTTGTCTATCTATAACTCTAGCATTTATAACAATAAACACTCTATCTCTTTTACCTTTATACATTTCAGACTCGTGAAATAGATATGATGGGTGAACAATTAACATCTTAGGTTTTGGTTGTATTTGAATTAACATGTCGTGATTAAGACCTCTTGATCGTTGTGCTATTGGGTCTATTAATAAAAATCTGCCATCATCATTGTCACAGGTTGCTTTATTGTTTTCTACGTTATCTAAATCTATATAATAAACACCAGTGTAATCAATACCTCTATGAGTATGAGGTCGTGATCTATTACCTTTAACAAATCTTCTTGGAAACGCTGTTACTTGTATTTGTAATTCATCTGGGTCTATGAATTTTTCTGCGTGTAACATTTCATACAGTTTTATTTTAATTTTATCTTTAAATAACTTTATTATTGGTGTATCTAATGCAAATAAGTTTGGTATTTTAATTTCTTTATTAAAAATTTCAGGTACACCATTAAATTTATCAATCTCTGGTTTTACTGCTTTTAATAACTGAATATTATCTTCATTATTCAAAAGGTTTTCTTCAATAAGAATGTTATTAGTCCATGCTTGATAAATCATAATTTTTTATAAAACGGATGTTGAATTGGTTCAGCTATTCTAATAACAGTAGTAAAAAAAGTTCTTAATTTTTTGCCTAAATATGGTTCACTAAAATGATACAAATACGCAGGATGTAAAATAAACATTTTAGGTTTTACTACTGTATCCACATTTTGTGTATGGTTCATCGCTCTTGATCTTTGTGATATAGGATCAGTAAAAATAAATCTACCTTTAGGTTGTTTAAAATTATCTTTACCATCATGAACAACATCTAAATCTGCATAATATACTGCTACATAATCACAGCCTCTATGGTTGTGTGTTTTACTTCTGTCTCCAGTTTCATGTTGACGTGCAGCCATAACTGCTTCAATGTCATATTTTTGAGGGTTAATAAAACCATCTACTTCCATTATCATTTGCACACGAGATTTTATAAAAGTTGAAAATTTGTGTATAAGAGGATGATCTAAATTTAACAAATTATAACCCTTACGTTCAGGATCAAGTTTATCAGGAACATGCTTAAATCCTTTTGAATATTCTACTCCAATTTTAATCAACTCAACGTTGTCTTTATCTGATATGTCGACATCTTCTATAATTACGTTTGTCGGCCAATGTTGTTGAAGGGTTATTTTTTTATTATCTAATTTCAATTTCTGTTTTTCCTGTAAAATGTTTAAAACCAGCTTTAACTTTACCTCTACCTTTTAATAAAATTTTTGTACTTGCTACTCCTAGACTGTTTGTATAAATTCTATTTTCACGCAACACACCTGTTGTGGTTTCTAAAAATATTTCTATATTTTCTTTGTGAGCATTTGTTCCATTTGAATTTAATACTTGAGCTGAAATATTATCTTGATCATCTATACTTAATTTAATAGAGGGCATCATAGGTATGACATCATCTAATCCGTTACCATTAATAGTTTCTATCATTCTGTCACCTTGTTCAACACCATTGATTGTAATCTTTGAAGCAGGTAAAAAAACAATCCAATCATCAATAGGTGAATCTGCCCAAGGTCTAGCAAAAGAGAAGCCTTGTTGTATGCCTAACATTGACGCTACAACGTGTCCTGTAGTTGATTTAGATTCACTTGTATGTCTGAAAAAATCATATATTCTAACTTTTTCACGTAGTCTGAAACCTACAGAGATTATTGCGTGTGGTTGATCAATACGTTTATTAGAGGAGGTGTCTCTATTTAAATCTTTCAAAGACAAATAACCTATATAGCGATCTCTTGGGTTCATACGCATTTCACGTCTGTATGTAACAAGAGAGTCTTTACTTCCAATTATAGTTAAATCGTATTCTAGACCCTCTGGCGTATGATTAATAATCAACTCATTTGGAGATTGTTGCTGATTAACGTGAGGACATTTTTTGTACCCAATCATTTAATACATTCCTTTCCATAATACTATAACATATAGTAAAAATATGAAAAACAATTATATAGTTATTTCTGCTTTGCCTGAAAAGTATTTAAAACCAGCTTTTACTTTACCTGAAGTAGCCCCAATTACTGTGCAACTAGCCACACCACTTGCATCTGTGTTAGCTCTTTGTTTATTTAAATATCCACCAGTAGTCTCAAAATAAATCTCTACATTTTCTTTTACTGGATTAATTGTAGCAGAAATATCTGTTCCATCTTTAGACATACTAATACTTGGTAATAAATCATTTGAAGCATCAGCAATTGATCTGTTATTATCAACATTAAATTCAGTAAGAGCATTACCTTCATTTGTAGCAACGTTTGAATTTACCACTAATGTCCAATCATCTGTCGAACTATCAACAAAAGGTATAAATACAAACACTAAAGGTATAATATTTAGAGCATATTTAATTCCTCCTACACCAGACTTATTATGCTGAGTATGTCTAAAAAGGTCTGTGGCTTTTAATGTACCAGAATCATGAACTGCTAAAACAGAAATACTATGATGTGTGTTAATAGCTTGTTTTGTTTTATGATCTAATAATATGGTATTTTTATTAAATTGATATGTATCTGAATCTATTGTAATTTCAAATTCATCACTACCTTTATCTTTTAAAGTAATCGTTTTACCTTCATATTGAGGATCAGTTTGTGTATTTTTTCTTAAATTCATAATTTATCCTTTTAGCAGTTACAGTTACAGTCAATTGCATCTGGTGGAACTGCAAATGTTCCATCACCTCTTAAAAATGTAGAAGTATTTCTTGTTCCACTAGCAGAAATTTTGGCTAATGTTACTGATGTGTCAGCTAATTTAGCAGTGGTGACTGCACCATCAGCTAATTTAGCAGTGCTAATACTTCCATCAGCAGGAGTTGAACTTATGGTTTCAAAAGTAGGATCAGCTCCATTATTTGCTCGTAAAAATTTACCATCGTTTGATGAAGTTCCATGTTCTAATTTAGCTAGTGTTACTGCTGTGTCAGCTATCTCTGTAGAACCTACTGCACCTGAACCTATTTTTGCTTGTGTTACTGCGTCATCTGCAATCATATCTGTTGCAACTTGTACCTCTTGAAAAGCACCAGCAGATGGTGCACCAATAACTCTATTTGCAGTACTTGAATGTTGTATCTTT